ATCATACGCATCCACTAATGAAAGAATTATGGGTAATACTATTGGTGTAATATCAATACCACAAGAGTATTATGGTGAGGGTATAAAAATAGGAACAATGGAATTACAATATGGAGCGGTTAGTGTAACTGATGATGGTAATTCTAATTTGGTAGATAATTCTGGTAATATAAAAGGAAATGTATTTTACGATAGGGGATTAGTTGTAGTTACTAAAGATGTTGTTGATGAAACAACTCTTAGTAATTTTGAAATATCATATCGTTCTACAATGACAATTTATGAGAATGAAATATTCCTATCAGTTAATGAGAATGAATTTAACGTATCACAAAACCCAACTGCTGTTTATGAGCAAGGTGCAGAAAAAATTGATATTGTAACAAATAGAAGAGATAAAAAACTATCATCAAATCAGTTTACCACTGCATCATATTATAAACCTGGGTTTAAATTAATTCGTGATTCACAACATCCATACGTTTCTCAATTAGATGGGGTATCTATTGGAAGTTTTGATGATTATATCAATAGTGGTTCAGTTGACCCTACTGGTTCATACTTAGCACCATATATTACAACAATTGGATTATATGATGATGGACTTAATATGGTAGCAGTAGCTAAATTACCAAAACCAATAAAATCATTACCGGATTATCCTATTAATTTTATTGTACGTTTCGATACTTAAATAATATTTATAATAAACAAAAATTATGGCAACATTAGAAGAATTATTAGCAAAAACTCCACCCGCTGCATCTAAAGCAAATATTAAAGGTGGTGACAAAACTCCACTTGAAGCTGATGGCGGAAGAGATTTATCAAAAGATGAAAAAGCAATTGAAGCTGCTGGCGGAAGAAAATTAGGACAAGGTGCCTCTGGATTTGCTCCAGGTAAACCTTATTCTGATAAATTTAAAAAATAGTTTATGTCAAATTGGTTATGTGAAAATAAAGAGATTACCGAAGATGTAATCTCTGAAGAAGCTGTTGGGTTTATCTATATGATAACACACACCCCAAGCGGCAAATACTACATTGGAAAGAAATCACTTGAAAGTGTTCGTAATGTAAAAATCGGAGTAAGAGAACTTGCAAAAATTAAGGGGGAGCGTAAGGCAGCCGGAATGGGTGGTAGAGCTCCTCTTAAAAAGAAGGTTCGTAAAACATCCGATTGGGAAAAATACTACTCATCTAATGAGTGGATAAACGAACAAGTTAAAGAAGGAAAGCAAGATGAGTTCAAACGAGAAATCATCCAATTCTGCAATTCTAAAAAATCACTATCTTATTATGAGGTATATTGGATGTTCAAATACGATGTCCTTTCAGATGACAATTGCCTAAATGGCAATATTAGTGGAAAATTTTACCGAAAAGACTTGGTATAATGGAAAATTTTCACTATATTTGTACTTAAATCAATTTATAGTGGAAAATTTTATCAAAAATATTTGGTATACTGGGAAATTTTTCGTATATTTGAGTATAAACTATAAATTAAATAGAACATATTATGAACTTAACACAAGTAGCACAAAAATTCAATATTTCGGAAGCATTCTTAAATTCAAAGGATGATGCTCTAATTGTAGCAGCAACTTCAATCCAAGATATTGTTAGGGGAATGCAAGCACGTAATGGTGATACAAATGTAATCAAGCAATTAGAACTATTAGCTGAATTTTTAAGAGAAGTAAAGAATTCTGGTATTTAATTTGGATATATCAAATATTATTCGTATATTTGTATAAACCATAATTTAAATATATGCTCTCCGCTAGAAATAAATTAATTGTTATAAATGTATTAGATGGTGTTTTAGGCGTTGGTACTTCTTTGAAGGGCAACGAACAAACCCATCATTGTCCATTTTGTCATCACCACAAAAAGAAACTACAAGTCAATTTGGATACCCAATATTGGCATTGTTGGGTTTGTGATTCAAAAGGACGTAGTATCCAATCATTACTCCGCAAATTAAATGTGGATAGAAATGAGTTGGGTAAAATAATATCCATTTATGGTGATTACACACCAACTAGTTCGGATGAGAATGAGGAAGTAATTAAACTACAACTTCCAAAAGAATTCAAACCATTACACATCAAACCAAAATCAATCAACATCGCATACAACCAAGCGTTGGGATATCTACATCGTAGAGGAATTTCTAAAGATGAGATTCTTAAATATGGTATGGGGTATTGTGAAGATGGATTATATGGTGGTAGAGTAATTGTACCATCTTATAATGAGAATGATGAATTAAATTATTTTGTAGCTCGTTCGTTTTATGAAGATGCTACAATGAAATATAAAAATCCACCTGTTAGTAGAGATGTAATTGTATTTGATAATCAAATCAATTGGAACGAACCTATTACATTGGTGGAAGGTGTATTTGATTCATTCTCAGTTAAGAGAAATGTAATTCCAATCTTAGGTAAGTTTTTACCAAAAACATTAAAGAAGAAAATATTTGAAAGAGGCGTTAAGGAAATCACAATCATATTAGATTCGGATGCTGTTAGTGATTCAGTTAAACATTCTGAATACTTTACTAAAAATGGGATAAGTGTTAAAAACATTATTCCAATTGGTAAAGATGCTGGTGATATGGGATTTGATGAGGTTAATGATTTAGTTAAAAACGCAAATATAACGGAATGGGATTCCTTAATCCTATCCAAACTTAATAATTTATGAAAGTAGAAAAAATCTATCACTTAGCGGATTTACATATCCGTAACTTAAAAAGACATAATGAGTACAGAGATGTATTCAATAAGTTTTTAGAAAATGTTAGAAAAGATAATATTGAAAATTCTATTATCTATTTGGCTGGTGATATTGCCCATGCTAAAACTGAAATGAGTCCGGAATTGGTTAGAGAGATTAGTTGGTTTCTAACCGAATGTGCTAATTTAAAAGAAACATTTTTAATTACCGGAAATCACGACTGTAACTTAAATAATAATTATAGATTGGATGTACTTACACCAATCGTAGAAAACTTAAATAATGAAAGAATTCACTATCTTAGAGATACTGGCATCTATCCCTTTAACAATATTACTTTTGTTGTGTATTCGATACTTGACAAAAAAGAGAATTGGCCAAAGGCTGAAGTGGTAGAAGGTGAGAATAAAATTTGTTTATTTCACGGGCCTGTAAATAATGCAGAAACTGATATTGGTTATACTGTATCATCAAATTCATTTACAACTGATATGTTTGAAGGATTTGATATGGTTATGTTAGGTGATATCCATAAAAGACAAACGTTGGGTATTCCTACCATTGCATATGCTGGTTCACTTATCCAACAAAACCACGGAGAATCATTGGATAAGCATGGTTACCTTTTATGGGATGTTGAATCAAGAACATTTGAGGAATTTGATATTGAAAATGATTATGGGTTTTATACATTAGATGTAATTAATGGGGTTGTACCAGCGGTTACGGATATGCCGGCAAAACCTCGTTTGAGAGTTCGTATTTCCAATACTGACCCATCTAAAATTAAAAGAGTATTAACTGATATCAAAAAGAAATACAAAGTTGAAGAATTTACAGTAACTAGAATGGATACATTATCCAAACAAAAGACTGGTAATTATGATGATAAACTTTCTATTGGTAATGTTAGGGATGTTGAATTCCAAAATGAATTGATTAGAGATTATCTAAAAAGACAATACTTCGCTGATGCTGATACGATTGATAAGATTCAACAAATTAATAGAGAATTAAATACTCGATTAGTTGATGAGGAAAGTATTCCTAATATACAATGGATACCAAAGACATTTGAGTTTTCAAATATGTTTTCATATGGACCAAACAACTTAATTCGTTTTGATAACGCTAAGGGAATGGTTGGTGTATTTGCACCAAATGCTAGTGGTAAATCATCTCTATTTGATGCTATTTCATTTTGTATTTTTGACAAGACAAGTAGAACGTATTTAGCAAAGAACATTCTTAATAATAGAAAAACGGAATTTGACTGTAAACTTAATTTCCAAATCGATGGGATTAATTACTTTATTGAAAGGAAAGCAAAAATAATTAATAAAGGAAAAAACATCAAAGTTGATGTTGACTTTTGGAAAGTTGAAGATGGGTTGGTTACCTCTTTGAATGGAGAGCAAAGGAGGGAAACCAATTCCATCATCCAACAATATATGGGAAGTTATGAGGATTTTGTATTAACTACATTATCACTTCAGGGTAATAACGCACTATTTATTGATAAATCACAAACCGAACGTAAAGAGATTCTTGCTCAGTTTATGGGAGTTGATGTATTTGATAAGTTATACACCATAGCATCGGATGAAAATAGGGATAACGCTTCTCTAATCAGAAAGTTTAAGCAGGATGATTTCACTCAACGATTAGCTGATATAGAAACTAACCTTATTAGTAAGAACAAAGAGTATAGTTTGATAGAAGCTCAACTTAATGAAGCAACTGGAAGTGTGGATACCTACAATCAAAAATTAATTTCTCTCAACGAAAAAATAGTTCCTTTAAAATCGGATACATATTCATTAACTGAATTAGAAAATAAAAAATCGACATTAGGAAATAATTTAATCGACTTGTTGAAACAACAATCTAAAACTAAAGCTGATATCGTTATATTACAATCCGATAGAGATAGGTTATTAGGGGCATTGGAGGGATTTGATGAAGCAGATATAGAAAGTGGTATTGGTAGATTAAAAACTCAAAGGGAGCAATTACAAACCCTTACAAACGAAATTGAAAAGATTGATATTAAGTTAGAATCTTTATATGATAAAAAGGAACATTTAGATTCCCATAAGTACAATGAAGATTGTAATGTTTGTATGGAAAACTCAGCAACTATTTTAGAAGCTAAAAAGGAAGCCGTTGAATCTATTAAAGAATTTAAGGAAAGGCAATCTCAGTATAATGAAACTAAGTTAGAATTAGAATCATCTGTAAATTCATTATTGAATTATGAAGTAAGTTGGAAGTTGTTAAGTGATACCAAATCAGATGAAACTAAGGTAGAACGAGAGTTATCAACACTTATTAACAAGTTATCAACAATTGAAACTCAAGAAGTTAAGCTAGAGAATGAAGTTAAGGAAGTTACACAACTTATAGCTGATTATTTGGAGAATGAAAAACAAATCCAAAAGAACAAAGAAATCAGAACTGAAATTCAAATTGTAAGAACTGATTTAGCATCTTCTAAAACATTAGTAGAGCAAAAGAATAAATTACTTCTTAACTTAAATGGTGATGTATCATCCCTTACAAATCAAAAGGAAACTATTGAGGCGAGAATAAAAGAGGTTGAGGAGTTAGAAGAACAATTTGGA